TGGAAACTTAGGTTTTTCAGCCTTAACAGGCGTAGTACTGGGTTTTTTTGGTGCTTTCGGCATTATAACTCCTTTATTATATATACGTTCTTAGGTAACTATTTTATCAAAAACAACATCAACGATTGTAGAATGCCACGACTAAATCGCTAAATTAGTTCTATTTTATTCAGAAATATTAGAACTGTAGTATCGCGTAATCGTATCTAAGTGTTACGGCTACTTCAACTGGATCTGACGTCGCCCAATCTAAATCACCGAAAGCAGCAGATTGCACGTAAGCACCAACTAACTGCCATTCTTCGATAATATCACCGACTGGACCAAGTAGATTAAAGGTAACATTTTTCTTGTAAAAATCTGAGTATCCATCACGACCCGTTACGGATTCGTGAGACAATCGTACCCACTCCATTACTGCTTGTGCAGCGGAAGGTACAACAGGATCATAAAGAGTTATATCTAAGGTCTGCCATTCCCCCTTACCTTTCACGTAACGTTTAACGTTAATGTGATCTAAGGCTACTTCTTCGAATTCAATACTAGGGCGACTAGCGGCCTTGATAGTGTAAGCAGGAATGCCTTCGATATACATAATGAACCGGTTCTGAGTCTTCGGCTCAAATTGTGTGAACATTACATCGTTCGGGTCTATCAGCTGTGGCATTCTATTTCTCCTAAAAGCTTCAATAGCTAAATTCTTATTCGATTATAAATATCAATAAAGTAAGAAAAAAGGGAGAAAAAGAAAAAAGCCCAGATGTTTAGTCTGAGCTTTTTTCGTTTCAAGCTATTTTGTATTAGCTGGGAAATGTAGCTCCCGTTGGTTGTACGACGAAATCCAATACGATGAATTCGACAGCACGAGCTGGTTGGATAAATATCTGTCCAACTAACTGATTCCTATCGATTACATCAGGAGTATTGTTCGAATCATCCATAACAACCCTAAACGCTGTCAAACCTTGATTAGCTTGTACTGAATCGAGGTAAGGGTTAACAATGTTCAAGAATCGATTTCTTGTAGCTACTGTATTATTTTCAAATATCAAGTAACGCGAAGAACTTGCGATAAATTTCTTGAGCCTTATTAACAATCTACGAACGTTAATACGATCTAATGCTGAAGGTTTAGCTTGCAATGTTTTTTGACCAAACACTACAACCCCTTGACCTGGAAAGGAAGCTATCGGATTAACACGATCTTCATATAAAAGATCTCTTTCAGCATGAGTCAATCTAGTCTTTGCTTCTAAAACATTAGTTAATCCACCTCTGCTTAAACCAGCCGGAGCAAACCATTCGTGTGCTACCTTATCATTCTGTGAATAAACACCTGGAAGAACCACCGAAGGTGGTACCCATGTGGGTTTGTTAATGCTATCGTCTAAGACCTTGACCCATGGGTAGTACGTTGCAGAATAATTAGTATCCAACGTAGATACTGCGGTCGTAGTAGTAGAGATATTATCAGCCCAAGCCGAAGGATCGAATACGTAAAACGCATCCCCTCTACTTTCTACCATAGACATAGCGTGATTAACTGGATTCGGATGCAACGTGTAAAGTAATCCTGGAGTGGCCAACATATTAATGTCAAACTCATCCTGATTACTAACAGAATTTATAGCTCGTTTATAAGCTACAGATCCACTAGATGCTGCGGCCGAACAATCAAATCCCTGCGTGTTAGTGGATTCAATATCACCACCAACCATCTTTTCTACAGCAGGATTAGATCCCTCAAATCCACCTTGAAATGGAACAACGAACTTTCTCTGTTGAATTGCCGAAAGAGCTAAACTAACTGCTTCAATATTCGAAGAAAACGTAGCGTTTCCTGCAAAATCATTTGCCGTAGCCGTAGCAGAACCGGACATGTCATCCAAGTTAAATTCTACGTTACCAGCACTAACTGCAGTAGAATCTATAGGAGACAAATACTGTCTGTTATCTTCTTTAGAATAATTAAATCCGTAGAAGACGCTAGAATCAAAATCTCCAGTAGTAGCATCGTTTTGAGCCGTAGTAAATGAAGCCGTCGGTGCATATCCCGCTGAACCGGATGCAATAATATGACTAACTGCAGCATGTCCATACGGAACTAATGTTTTTGGAAGCGCACCCTTGCTAGCTTCAGTAAAATCACTAACATAAATGTGTTTTGACATATTTGGCCAATCACCTACGTAATTAAGTTTTCCTTCATTATTGTCTAAATCGACATAACGATCGCCAATTTTGCGAGCAAAGAAGTTAGGTGAATCAGGATCTAAATTTAAATTATCCCACTGTTCAACAATAACATCATCACTTTCCTTGTTGGTTTGAGTATCTATTTCTCTAACTTGAAGAGAGAAACTACCCCAATCGCTACCAGCAACTTGACCAGCTGCCTTCACGCTTAAGATACCAACCTTATACTTACCGTGAGTATCAACCTCTCCATGAGATCTAAGATTAATTTTGAACAAGTTCGTAGAATTGCCAGACTGTTTTTGTGAGACAACATACGGTGTACTTGCTCCATTGTATTTGAAGGCTAGCCCTAACGATTCGATGGAACTAGATACTACTTTTGCAGTATCTCCATGAGTAGCTAAGTAATCCCCGTAAATCTTATACAGATAAAAGGGTGAATTGCTTCCTTGGGCTTTTGTTGCTTGCGGATCTCCGCTAAACACGCTGCCAATATATTTTGTACTAGTAGGATCTAAGGATGTGGAAAACTGATACGCAGACATCGACACATTACATGCGGCTATTGTACCTGAAACAGATGCACCAGTAAGAGCATCAGCCGGATCAAGGGCTGATGGAGCTAATACTGCTACTGTTTCGGGAACTGTTGAACCACTTTTCTGTGCGTGTATCTGAACTGTATTCGCAGTATACCCACCTAAACCTAAAATCCTAACAACTGTTACCGTACCTGCACTTCGTAAGTACTCTCTAACGGTAAACGGAACGTACAAATTCGAGTCAAGTCCTCCAAAATTTTCCACAAATTCATTGAAATTACGACAAATAGTAGGAACAAAAGCCGGACCCTTTTTAGTTGGTCCAATTATTGCCGCTCCAATTTCTGCAATTCCCTGTGGAAGAAAGGAAAGATCTTTTTCCCGAGTAAATACGCCTGGTGAGACGATTCTCTCTGCCATTATTATTCTCCGGTTATAATTATTTAAAGCTTAAAAAACATAGTTTTCAAAAATAAATATACTACCAGTTTTCGAAAACTCAGTTATATTAAAATTTAAGCTTCGGCGGGTTCTTCTGGCTGAGGGGCGGGTGTAAAAACTCCGGTTTCAGGATTCAAACTTCCTGGACCGTACTTATCATTCAGTTCTTGGGCTACTGAATTTTCGTTATCATTAAGCTCTTGAAGTTCTGTCATAAGAGTTTCTTCTAATTCAGCTAATCTATCTCCTGCACGTTCATGACCGATCTGTTGCATTTTAAGACCACCCATTTTTACTTGCATATCCTGATATCCTTGCTGAACTTCCTGTAACTTTGCAATTTCATCGTCAGTAAACTTAATCTCTTTGGTTTTTGCCATTTCTATAACTCCTAATGTTATACGTTAATTATTTATGCCATTGCTCGTTAAGCAGCTTGAGCTTGCTGTTCCTGTTCCGGCATCGGAGTGTATTCACCCGTTTCCGGATTGATACTTCCAGGACCATACTTGTTAGTCAACTTCCTAGAAAAATTAGCTTCCTTCGTTTGATTAGCTTTCCACTCTTCTTCTACAGCAGTTCTTTGATCTTCGAGAGCCTGTGACTGTTGAGATAAATTCATTTTCTGAACTTCAACCTGACCGAAAGCTCCAGCACATTGATTATATGTTTCCATAACCTCTTTTAGGTTTTCCATCTCCCCTTCTGTAAGAGTAATAACTTCATTCCCAGTAGGAGATGTCTCAATGTTTGATGTTTCTTTAGTATTTGCCATAACTGTTTTCCAAAATTAATTGTTATTGTAACTCGTATATATATATGTAAAAACGTTGGAAAAAATCATTTTTTTTCACATAATAGGTTTTTAAAAAAAGATTTCACTTTTACTGGAATCCTAAAATCTGTTCCTTCAATAGCCTTCATCTGTTCTTCTAAGTTAACAGGTGCAGCTTGGACAGGTTGTTTTTCAACGCCATTCTTACTCTTAGCCATGTTTGACTCCTTGTTATTATTGAT